TCCGTCACGGACCATCTTTCGACGTCCAGTGGTATGTACTCGGGAAGCTTCAAGTTTTAAGGTGGAAGCGACCCAAGGCGAACATTCAATTGTTCCGGCGGTATTTCGAATCTCCACCAAAGAAGTTGGTGGGGTATCATTGCAGTCATACTCAGGGCTGATTATTACGGAGCCAGGAGTAGTAGAAGCACAGGTAGGGACATAGACGAATTGAACCTCACGAATGCGGTATTGTTCGTAAATGCGTGCCTTCTGATACAGGATAGGAAACACATCAGATAGACCAGGATTCACCTGATAGGTAGTAATCGTGGGTGAAGCACTGTTAGTTCCATTAATGGAACTAATATGATCGACTTCGAATCCTCCGTCAGCACCTGTAGTGACAGCCATTCCAACCGCAGCTGGAGCAGTGACACGTCTATTGGCGTTGGGACGATTCGCATTCGCTTTGGTCACCATGTCTGGTGTAAGCAAATTTTGACGACGGCGTCTGTTATTATTTTGTCGGTTAGACATTGTTAATCGGTTATTTAGGTAGGTTGGGCGAAAAAGTTTTAAACTGATACGGGCAAACCAAGTATTGCCCGCCAAACTACCTTGCCCTCAATTTAAGGCTTAGGTCTCTGGCTTCGGCGGAGTTTCGCGGGAGCTCTAGTCGTCACTGGAGCACCTTTGGCACTTCGCTTAGTGCGAGGGTTCTTAGCCTTTCGTTTATCGGTCACGACCGCTTTCTTCGCTTTCGGATCCTTGACATCTCCATCCACCACCATAGGTACCTTTACTTCAGGTTCCTTGGGTTCAGCACACAAGGGTGGTTTCAGGAAGTCCTCCAGATGTTGCACGCCATCGAGCCACTCTTTGAATAGCAAGTAGTCAAAACCATACTTACTAAGAGCCTCATCAGCGTAAGCGTGCATCCAACCTTCGTCCTGGTTCGGATAATGTACATCCTCTGGGAGCATCGAGTTCCATGATCTCATCCGAAGCGTCGCGTCTTGTGCTTCGATGTTAGAACCATGTAGTTGCGAAATCTTTGTGACAAGCTCTCCCAGTACTGGGGTATTCTTGTCGGTAAGATAGAAAGCGCGGGCCTTCTCAAGCA